TACAAAGTCCATCACATATCCATTAGGGAACATCTTAGCCCACACACTCCAATACTTGTCAGGCACAACCATACAACCAGCAGACCACCTTTCAATAATTGAACCAAGCCCACCTCTATGTAGGTTAATTCCGTATAACCCCGTAGTTTGCACGCCTTGATTTATTACGTTGTCTTTGTTCCCATCGCGGTAAATTTTCATAGGCTCTATCTGTCTAAAAAAAGGCATAGACAACCAAAGTGTTTTCCAATTTGCGGACGTGTTGAACACATGGCTATTCTTTACGATTTGATTTTCAACGGCAATTGCAGTGCCAGTGATACCGCCTACGGTGAGAGGATTCATAACATAGTGCCTTCCTGCTGTGGTGGAGCATGGTGCGCATTCGATTAGATTGTCATCATAAAACAACACGGCAAAGTCATCGTAGGTGTTTGTAAGGGAGTAATCAGTGCGAATGTACACTATTTGCTTACGCTTAGGCAAGGTGTAATTTAACCTGCTCAATTTAGCGGTAACGTAAGCCGTTAACTTTGTTTTCGTGTCATTGCCGTACTTGCCATCCACATCGGTTTTGAATCCGTTGTCGCATAGGAATTGTTGAAGGCGTTTTATTTCTTGTGGTGTCATAGATTTTGTATTTCCGTTTTAACTTGTTTCCAGTATTCAATATGGTTATCAAAATATTCTTCTGACATATCACAGCAATCAACATCTAATATCTCATCAACTGCAATTAATGCTGCATTTTTTGCAACAGGTGTATATAACTGCTCTGTTGTTTCTGCATACGCTTCATCTATGAATCGCTGCACTAACTGTACTGCTTTTTCTTGTGGTGTCATTTAATTATCATTATAGCCCCAAGCAACCCCGCTGCAAAGTGTCCAATTTTGGCAAGTCTTTTACCGCGTTTCTGCTTAGTGCTTAGTTGTTCGTTCTTTTTAATTAGGTTTGAAATTCTGTCTGTCTTAATGCTGTCAAGTTTCAAGGCTTCTTGAATCCATGCCGAATCCTGCGCCCATTTGTGCGAATATTCGTTAACAAGGGCAGCGTTGAGTTGCCCGCTGAGTAATTGTCTAACCACCTCGCGCTGGCAGCCTTCTTTTCCTGCACTATCTGTGAAGCCTCGGCATACGTTATCCCATGTTGAATCATATACCCATCGTGTGTGGCTATCAACAATATTCCTAAATCGCTGTCTGATTTTGTAGATGGTGTCTGTTCGTTCGTATCGTAGTCTGAGTGTATCATGCTTAGTAATTGTATGTGGTGTTTGTTCTGTATTCTCGGCAACGATAAAGATTATCATTGCAAGGGCTACGATAATGGCAATAACGGCTACTTTCATTCGTTATGTAATTTAGTCGCTGTGTTTCTCGTTGAGAATGTAATGGTATAATCAAAACAAGATTCTTTTGAATTCAGTTTTTTGGTTATGTTTATACGCATAATGTGTTTTATACCAAAAATGCCTTGTAAAACTTTTCTCAATTCATTCATTTCTCGTATGTTTTAGCCGTTCCGCCCCTAGTTTCCCATACCTTTAAAGGCTCGCATACCACAGCCACACCGTCAATAATTTTAACGGACGCGATATAATCCCGTGGGTATTTAAAGTTAGTCTGAATCACTCCATTTGAGTCGTAAAAACCGATTAACGGATATACCTCATCCCCTACTTTTGCTTTATCTTTGTTAATGACTGCTTGCACGATTGCAAACTAAGGGGTAATATTTGAGATATGCAATAGTGAAACGTTATTTGGAATCATTCTAAATTACACAAAATGCTTGCAGAAATAAAAAACCGTTGTACATTTGCCACACTTAACGACATGAACATAACAGCAAACAAAAGCAAACGTACTTTCACCATCCGTAAGAATGGGGTCAAGTACCGCACAACACGCATGAGCAAACAAGAGTTTGAAACTTGCTTCTACAACACCCTAAGTGATTGGGATAATTTTCTAAAGTCAAATCAATATTACACAGTAAAATGATAACCGATAATTTTGAAATCCGCGAGTGGAAAGATGGGGACGCTGAAGCCGTTGCCCGTTCAAAGAAGTACTGGTCTATTCAGCGCAACCGCGTGTCACGTGCTATCGAAATGAAAGAAAGAAACAAGGTTGAACAATGGGCATCTAATCAAGTAAGGAAATTCTATGGCAAGTGAAATGGGCTACGTTGCAGGCGCGGCAGCATTGCTGCTAATTGCTATCCTCGGCTTTGCGATTTGGATAATCATTAAGGATGACTTAAAATGACTGACTACATCATCATAGCAATGTACGGGGTACTTGCTTACTACACACTAAAAGGCGAATGATTAATTTGCATAAGTAAAAACTTATCCGTATACTTGCAACACACCACACCAATGAATCTACACAGATTACATAATAAGACATTAAGGGGGGCAGTTCACGATATTTCGTGCATTGGTGTGGTAATCAATTTGATGCCCCCCTTACTTTTAAATCCACACCACAATGAATTTACTAATTCCACACAAAGACACTACAACTAAGCAGCTAACAGATAGGCTTATTGAGTTGCAGCATGAACGCGATGCGTTAGACCCTAATTTATTACGTAACAAACTTAGGCTTCTTGACATAGAAGCTGAGATGCACGCCATTAACAGAAGGTTCACAACAAAGGTGTGGCAGAAGTCACAGAAATAACCGTTGCGCCATGAAAGAAACTTACTATTTTACACACGATTACAACGCGCGTTCGGATTCTAAAATTAAGAATCTAATTCGTAGGCATCAAATGCTCGGTTATGGTATATACTGGGCTATTATAGAAGACTTGTATCAGAATGCGAACGCATTGCCATTGGATTACGAAGGCATTGCATTTGACTTGCACACGGATAAAAAGATAGTTGAATCAGTAATAAACGATTTTGATTTGTTTGTGAAAGATGCGGATAGTTTTGGCAGTTTATCCGTTCAAAGGCGTTTAAACGAAAGAAACGAAAAGTCAAAGAAGGCAAGGCTTTCAGCGTTAGAGAGGTGGAATAAGAATGCGAACGCATTGCAACCGCAATCCGATAGCAATGCTATAAAGGAAAGAAAAGAAAAAGAAAGAAAAGAAAAAAATACTGCGTTGTTTGATTCTTTTTGGTTGAAATACCCTGTTAAGGTTGCCAAAGAGAAATGCCTTAAAAAGTTCCTTAGCTTGTCTGATACTGACATAGAAAAAATCATGGCAACAATAGATACCTTTGTTTCAACTAAGCCGTTTAAAGATTACAGGCATCCAAACCCCGAAACATATTTCAATCAGAAGCGTTGGGAAGACCCAATTCCACAGCCAACAGATAACAACAGGCTTAGCGAAGGAGTTGTTTTTGAAAATAGGAAGGGATTTGTCGCATGAGTTTTGAATTATACCACATAGACATCAAAGGGCGCACAAGTGGTCAGTTTAAAACCAAGTGTCCGAAGTGTAGCGACAAGCGCACAAACAAAACCGACAAGTCTTTAAGCGTTGACGTTACAAATCAGGTGTGGCATTGCCATTATTGCGGGTGGTCGGGCTCGTTGAATGAACGCAAAGAGGATATAAAGTATGAATTGCCAGTGTGGAAGAATGAAACGAATCTACCCGACGCAGTTCTGAAATACTTTGAAGGTAGACGTATAAGCGCAGAAACCTTGCTTAAAATGAATATTACTTCGCAAGTGGAGTATATGCCACAAATAGAAAAGAAAGTGTCTGTAATATGCTTTAATTACTTTTTCGGTGGTAAGTTGGTAAATGTGAAGTATAGGGACGCTGCAAAGAATTTCAAACTTCACAAGGGCGCGGAGTTGATTTTGTACAATTTGGATTCTGTTATAGCAGCGGAGGACATTTGGATAACAGAGGGCGAAATGGACGCACTGAGTTTGATTGAAGCGGGTATTTACAACGTGGTAAGTGTTCCCAATGGCGCAAATGAAAACACACAGTACCTTGACCGATACATGGAGTTGTTCGATTATGTTAAACGGATTCACCTTTGCGTTGATAACGACACGAAAGGACGCGAACTTAGGGAAACACTTGCCGACAGATTTGGAAAAGAACGCTGCGACTATGTGGTTTTCCAAGGGTATAAGGACGCTAACGAATATCTAATTGCAGAGGGTAAAATAAAACTACGCGAAGCCGCCTACAACTTTACTGAGTTCCCTCTGTTGGGGGTGTTTACCATCAAAGATATTCAGGATGATATTTACGACCTCTACCAGAACGGATTACCTCAAGGCGTGGACACGGGAATGAATGGCTTTGATAGGTTGTTGAAATTTCACAAGGGTTATCTTACCACCATAACGGGAATACCTGGGCACGGTAAGTCCGATTTCTTAGACCACATCTTAATCAAATTAAATACGCGGCACGGGTGGAAAGGTGCGTTTTACAGCCCTGAGAACAGACCGACACAGCTTCACTTTAGTAAGTTGGCGCGTAAGATAACTATGCGACCTTGGTTCGGGGAACACCGCATGAATGAAAGCGAGTTGCAAAGTGCTATGTTTTTCTTAGATGAAACGGTTTACTTTATCAAACCCGAAAACGATTTCACCTTAGACAGCATTTTAAGCCATGTAAAGTTATTGATAAACAGAAAAGGAATAGACTACTTTGTAATTGACGCGTGGAATAAGTTAGAGCATCAACATAGCGAAAGCGAAACAAAGTACATAGGGCAATCATTGGACAAGTTGGTGAACTTTTGCGAAAGGAATAACGTGCATTGCTTTTTAGTGGCGCACCCTACCAAGATAAGAAAGGACAACGGCTTTTATGAAGTGCCTAATCTTTACGACATTGCAGGTAGTGCTAACTTTTTTAACAAAACGGATAATGGCATAACGGTGTATAGAGACATGAGAAACGATATTGTAGAAGTTCACGTGCAAAAAGTGAAGTTTTCACACTGGGGAGAGATAGGTATGCAGAAATTTAACTACGACAAAACAACAGGACTATATTTAGAAACACTATGACAGACACATTCACAGCAGCCTTAGACATTTTAACCTTGCGAGGCTTTCCCAACGCCTTAGAGATAGCGAATGAAATTGAATTTCAAACACGATTAAAGACTATTGAACGTCCGAAAACTTTTGAAGATGACAAACAACGCCTATTTGAAATAATCAAAGATTACGTGCCGACATACTGCGCAGGGAAGAATCCCATTCAGAATAAATGGGGCGAAACAATCGGATATAAAGAGCAACGCGAAAGGCTATCAATTGAAGCGGTAAATTCTAAATGCCGCAAACAAGAGTTAGTTATGGTAAGGCAAATAATGATGTACTTTCTCAGGGAAAAATCGCACTACGGTTTGAAGCAAATAGCCTACTCATTTGGGGGGCGTGATCACTCCACCGCGATACATTCTAAGGACACGGTAATAAACTACATGGACGTGGATAGGAAGTATAAGGCAATGATTGAGGAGATAGGACGGGCTTATTTAGAACGGTTCTAAATTACTAAAAGTGCTTGCAGAAATGGAAAAGGGGTAGTATTTTCGTGCCATACTTAACAACATGAAAAACACAGAATACAGCGTTATTGAGAACGCAATCCAAACACAACTGCCTGACGGATACAAAGAGTTAGCATTGCAGAACCTAAGACCTAATCACAGCGAATACAAACCACTTACTTCTAATATTGAAGATTGTTTGCCTATTGCTTTTCTATGGTCTAAATCGCCACAAGGTTACAAATTTTGGCGAGGTGTTCAAAGGCACTTTATATGGCAAGTTGAAAAGACAATAAAAGACAAAGACGGCAAAGTGATTGAGGTTATACCCGCACATTATCCAGATTTGCCTTCGTTACCATAAAATTTTGTTTTGCATGACAATCCGCCCGCCCGATAAGCCCCTCCGCTATCGGGTTAAGGCGGTGAAAAAAAGACTTGCATAATATGAAAACAAGCAATATATTTGTATTACCAAACAACAAAGTAAGACGTGTTGCAGGTAATTACTCAGGCTTTTTTCATAGCGAAAATAATTATAACCTCCCTACGGCACGTCTTACCCTCAATTTGAGGTCTGCTGTTTGGGAGGTTATATCTTTTAACCGCCTGTTGTATAAGTTGAACATATCAAAAACAACTTTTCAAACCCTGCGAGTAATCAAAGGTGAGTTTAAGAATCCGTTTGCCAAAAGTGTTGGCTCTGTCCACCCTGACAACCAACGACCTCCATGCAGAAATGTAAAAAGCAAACGTCAGCGATGTAACTGTGTGATTCTTCGGCTAGATAATTTGAGGTCAATTATAAATATCTCTTATTGTATTTCTATAATACATGGAGGGATGTAAAGGGAGGGGTATGCAATTAAAACAAACACTTAACAATAAGATGAAAACAATAAAAGAATGGTTAATGGAGTTGCCTGAGCCAGTAAGAAGTAGGGCGTTGAAGTATGAAAGTGAGCCAATAGATAATTGGAACGAAACTACATACAACATGAATAAGGCGTTGCTTCATGCTTTTAAATGGGTTGCAACTAAAGAAGGCAGCGATTATTGGGGATATGTGGCGTTAGGTCATTACGATAAGGCAGAATCATTGCTCTATCCAGACACCCGCAAACAAAATAGCCGTGAAGCGCACGAAAGCGTGAATAAAGAAAAGGTGCAGCAGATAATCTTAGACACCCTCTTTTCATGCAAAACCCTCAGAGCAGAAGGCATGACTAAGGATGAGATAGCAGACCACAGCAGACTAAAATCCGAGCAAGTGCATAAGCGCATGAGTGAACTGGAAAAGGCGGGCAAGGTAAAGCCTAACGGAAAGAGAAAAGGAAGTTCGGGAAGGAATCAAACAATATGGAAATTAATATGAACGATATAATTAACAACCCAATACAGCCTGACGAAATCGAATGGAGAGTTCAGTCAGCAAAGGACGGCAAAATGACCATAGTACCG